GTGCGCAGTGCGGGGGGTGGGTCATCGCCACACACACGGCCCCATGGGGTGGTGGCCCCCGGGTGTGTGCCTATACCTCGGTATAATCTTCGCTATCCGCCTCGATATCGGGTTGTGTATTGCGTTTGGTTTTGCGTTTTGGTATTGGATCGTGATCGGTGTCAAACTCATTTAACCAATGTTGCCACGTGCCTGCATAGATATTCATTTCAAAATCAAAATCGTTTCGTGTCTCCATCCATACACGCAATTGGGATGCCATGCCATCGGTTGGTGTGCCATCATCGGGTACGATTACCAACAATTCATTATCGTATCCCATAGCTGTATGGCCAACGTGTAACAACGTTGCACGCAAACCAATTTTGCGTTGTGCCTCATCGTTGCAATCACCATAACAACCGATCAATATATTCGCATGTTGCGATAAAATAATGTATGGCAACGCATCCATGTTTGCCACCAATCGATTGTGTAACCATGCAACACGCATTACCCATATATCGGGATCGCATTGGTACGGTGCAATGATGTATTGGGTTTTAATTGCCATTATTGTTTGCCCCGTTTGTTGCCACGTTTCATTGGTTTACGTTTGGTTGTTTTGCGTTTCATTGGTTTATTTTTGTACATCTTGATCCCTCATACGTTTACGTTGATCATACCAACGCCGCCGCCGTAAATCCCGTTGGCGTTTACGTTCGCCCGGCTTTTGTGGTTTTAACTCACCATCACGCCACATACGAAATGCGATCGCCGTGGCTTGTCGCTGCGGGAATCCCTCACGGCGTAACAATAGTATTTTGCGTGATATGGCATATTCTTTGTATTGAGTGGGTGTCATCGATATCCAACGGTTTGTGTTACTATTTGCATATATAATCTAACACATTTTGGGGGATGCATGGCACAATACAGAGTACCACGGCAAATACAATTAATCGCCAACCGTGCGTTGGAATACAACCGATCGTTACCACAATCCAAACGTGCAGCGTATAAGGATGAGGGCGGTAAACGTGTACCTGGTACAGGGATGAGAACCGCACGCCGTTTGGCATCGGGATCGGTTAGTGATGCACAAATCGAGTTAATGGCCGCATGGTTTGCACGCCATTCACAGGCAAACGCAGATAAACGGCGGGATCGCACATCCAAAATGGCAATTGCATGGGCATTGTGGGGTGGTACACCTGCACAACGGTGGGCAAAACGCATTGCAAAGCAGATAAAAGCAGATAAAAGCAGATAAAAACGGGTGTATTTTCGCCTATAATGCGCAACGGCTCGATGTACTATCAACATTGGGCCATTTTTGTATGTGTATCTTTACTAAACTATAATTATTTTTTTTAAAAAAGAATTGTAATTTATCTGTTTTATAGAGCAATTTTTGCGTATGATGCCGTACCGTTGGATGTTCTAGCCGTTTTGGCTATCTGTTTCTATCTGCTTTTATCTGCTTTTATCTGTTTTGTACCATTGGATGTATGGCCGCAGTTTATGCAACGCCCATATTTTAAACCGCTGCCACACTGAGGCCCGCACCAATAGTTTGTACAATCGGTAACAATCCATGGCATCCACAAACGCCGTATGCGCATGTGGGCGTACCCAACCGAGATATGCCCGCACTTTATCCATACTATGCCCCGGGCAACCAATGGGTGTTAAATGTTCGTGTACCAATGTACATGTATCAACGGTGCGATACCTCGGTATTGGAATACATGCGCCTCGTAATTGCTTTTCTATAAAGGCGATATCGAATTGGATATTGTGCCCAACAACAATGTTACCACATAGTAGATCCGCAATGGTTTGTGCCTGTTCGGCAAATGTTGGCGCATCCATCCAACCCGAGGGTGTATAACCGTTGATCTCTAGTGCTTTTGGGTCTGCGGTGGCGATGTGCACAGGTAACAACCGTTGGTTGTAAACCTTCAATTGCCCACCATCCCAAACGATAATTGCGATCTCAATGATTTCGTGGCGTGATTTATCCAACCCGGTTGTCTCAGTATCTACAAAACAAATGGCCATATTGTACCCCCATGTGTGTGTTGGTACAATATAGCCAATAACAACGCCGCACAACTTGCACGTGGGCATTTACTGGTTGATCAAATCATCCAACAAACCCGATTGTAAAACCAATTTGCCGATGTATTCCGAGCATTGGGGCACAATCGCATTGCCCAACGCCTTTAATTTAGCCAATCGATCGGGAATCCCATCATCCACGTTACATAATCGGGGTGGATGCGTTTCTTCTTTCCAATAGTTTCTGATGTGTACCCCTCCAATTTTGCGATCTCCACTCCGAGATCCGCCGCTCTGTTCCAACATGATGGGCTCATTGCGTTTTTTACATCGTGACACGTTGGGGTAGGCAACACAAAACCAACGTTTGCGCATGTGGGGTGCGCCAAATTGTCGAGCCGATATAACGCTCCATTCACAATCATACCCGATGTTGGCAAGCGATCCAACAACATCGGTGCCGCCCAATCGAATGATGTTTGCCACGTTTTCCATGATAATAATTCGTGGTCGTAATTCCAATACAAGGCGGTGCATTTCCCACCATAAACCCGAGCGTGTGCCATTTATAATACCTCTTTGTTTGCCTGCGGTGGATATATCCTGACATGGGAAACCACCAATTAAAATATCGATTGGTTGTAAATTGTGTGCACCAACGGTGCGTACATCATCGTAAATTGTGGCGTTGGGCCAATGTTTACGTAAAATTGATTGGCAAAATGTATCTTGTTCTACTTGCCAAATGGTGTGGGCATTTGGGATTGCCCGCTCGATCCCGAGTTCAAACCCGCCCACACCGGAGAAAAGTGATCCAATGCGTATCATTTGCCACCCCTGCGGTTTACCCAAATGCGCTTGCCTCGGGTTTGCTTTACTTGATATCCCAAATCACGGCATATTTGCGAAATGCGGCGGGAATACCCAACATTGCGTTGTGCTTTTGGGATATCCAACGCATCCATAATGGCATCGGTTGTGGGTAACAAATCGGGGTTATCGTTTTCCAATACCGATTGCGCAGCCGTAGCCCATGGATCGGAAATAATAAACGCCTGTTGCATACGTTCGAGTGTGATCTCTTCGATATCGTTTAAAAACCATTTGGTGCCCCCTTTGTACATGTGCAACGCCTCGGCAAACAATTGTACCCGATTGGATGCAACCCAATCAACATCAATTTTATTAACCACTTTCAATGGCCAAAAACGCCGTTCGGGGCCATCCGATAAAAATTGGTAATCGTTCGTGGTGGCTACAAATACCGTACGGCGTTGGCGTAACACGGGTGTTTTACCCCATGTTGGCCGATATCGATCCGCCGCACTGGTTAAAAACATTTTGGCATTGTTGGCACTGCGGCCATGTAATGCGTGCATTTCTGCCAATTCCCAAACCCACACCAATGATTGGTGCAACAACTCGTAGGCGCTTTTGTTGGTAATGTTGATATTGGAATCACTAAACCACGGTTTAGAAGCCAATGCACGTAGCCCACGGCTTTTGCCCATCCCTTTTGGCCCAACCAATGTTAAAACCGTGTGCACATCGCAACCGGGATCCATAATGCGGGCAACGAGTGATACCATCCAACGCACCGCCAACATGCCAATAAATTGTTGCTCTTCTTTTGTGGCGGGTGTCTCAACGCCCCATCGTTCGGTAAACATGCCGTTAATGCGTGGTGTGCCATCCCATGGTGCCAATGCTTGTAGCCACTCTTTAATGGGCTCAACGGTATTCATATTGGCAACCCGTACAATGGCCCCGGTTAGTTCGTTATCCTTACATTTTAAACGATAATCCCGCTCTAAATCCAATGCGATTTGTTGCAACTGTGCAGGCTCGATCATGTCGCCATGAAACAATAAACGATCGGAGTGTTCACAATACGCCAACGTATCGTATTTTGGATCGCCCTCGAGGATCAACGCCAAATTGTGGCGGCAATTGATGGCATTGGGCAATTTGGTGATATTCCCATCGGCATCAAATTTGGCCGGGGATTTACGCAACACATGCCACGTAGGCAAATGGCCCGATTGTGGGCAATGTGATTTATCGATTACAACGCCTGATGCCGCAATAATATCATTGATCTGTGTCATTTTGTACCCCTAATTGTTTGTATGCTTTTGTTGTTTGTATGGCCTCACATATTACCACATGCAATGGGCGGTTGGTTAATTTGGCCACCGCATGGCACACCCTGATAAATGTGATCATGCTCGGATCAAAATCCCGTAAACGCCATGGGTGCAATGTTTGGTACCCAACGTTGGCGAGATCTGCAAATGCACGCCGGGTTAATTCCATATTCTGAATTGTAGAATTTAACCACGTTGTAAATGTTTGTGTGTTCATTTGCCACCATCCGTTGGCCGTTCGATCTCGGTACCCCATCCCCAAAACATTGTTGTTAAACTCGGTTTGGCGGTGCCCCATGCCATTTGCAACACCTGTTTGCGCTCCTCGGGTGTTGGTGCATCCCAAATGCGTTGCATTGTTTCCAAATCGCCATTGGCCAATGTTTGTATGGCCTGCGCAATTTCTATGCATGTTTGGCGGCAATAGGCCCACCGCCGTATATCAATTTGTTGTTTACTCATGTTGTTACCTCGGTTGTTGTGCCATTGGATATTTGCGGCGGTGTAAAATCATATCGGTAAATTGTGCCAAACGGCGTTTGTTACGTTTGTATTGTTTGGCCATGTGGTTTGCCGTATCAGTATTGATATAATGCCCCTCAATTGCCCATTGGCCTGCAATCCAAATATGCAACGTACATGCGCCCCATACTTTGCATTGTTGGCCTTGCATGTTGGTGGCAACTCGTTGTTGCCCGTTAAATGTAATTTTGGTGTGTACCATTGTTGTTACCTCGGTTGTTGTTGTTGTTAAAATAGTTTGGTTTGGCGGCTGTGTTCGTTGTATCGTGCGGTGGCTGCGGCGTGGTATTCTGGATCAATTTCCCACGCATCTAGATCGTACCCCGCATCATAACAGGCGCATGCAATGGATCCCGATCCCAAATGGGTATCCAAAATGGTATCACCCGGTTGTGCAAACGTATCTAATAACCACAAATACAGATCAATCGGCTTTTGTGTTGGGTGGATCTTGCCTTTTGTGCGGTTATCATATTTAAACAGTTTGGCGGGTTTGTTGTATGATGTCCATGCCAACTCGATTTGCGAGAAATTAGGCCACGGTTGGCATTTATCCCATGCAATTACACAACGGCCACCATGTTGCCAAATACTCGGGAAATAATTACCGCCCCATATGATTTGGTTTTGGGATACACGCATCAATTGATCAAAGTATTCGGGCCCGGGTGCCACATCCCAGTGTTGGGCTTTATCTTTCATATTGAAAAATACACGGGTGCCGTATCTCTCAGGTAACCCACCTTGCCACGCTTTATGGCCCATACCGTACGGCGGATCCACAATGGCCAACGTGTATTTGTTATCGGGCATTTTGCGCATGGCCTCGAGTGAATTACCCAAATGTAAATTAATGTTTGGCATTGTGTTGTGCCTCCTTTTGTGTGTTGTAAATGGTGTTGTAGTTTGGCAACGCCCGCATGGCATTTGGCACCATTTTGTGGTAATGCATCACGGTTGGCGATAGTATGGCGCATATTTGCAAAATGCGGTGGCCTGGTATCCGTGTTGGGTGCTGCATGTATGATATCAATGTTGTGCGTGATGTATCCAATTTGGCCGCCATTTCGTTAATAGTGATATTGCGTGTAAACAGTTCGGCAAATAGCCAATTGCCAAACGATGATAAACCGGGTGGTTTGGTAAAATGTTTGCGTTTCATGTTGTTACCCTTTTTTTGGTAATGGTTTGTATGCACCATTAGTAAAATACAATGGGGTACCATCCGGCATGGTTGCATTGTGTTCGTCTTGTTTTGTTACAATGTCTGTTTTATCTGCCGGCCTTTTATTGGTAATCCTGTATCCATCGTTTTTATATAAAATGTCATATATCCATCCATCCGTGTAAAAACTTGTTTTTCTGCTCATTGCTGCTTTTTGAAATGTGTACCAACAAAAGTTTTTTGATAATTTCATGTTGTTGCCTCCGTTATACCAATTGATCCAACTTGCCAAACCATGCGCATTTGTCTTGCCTGTTACAGCGTGGCCAAACAACGGCACCAATGGATGTGGGATCGATTGAAAAATAAACCTCACGTTTGGCGCAACCGGGGCACAAAATGTTGCGGGCCGTATTGCCCTGTATAGATGCACCAACGGCATTGGCAACATTGCGCCGTACCTCTGGATCCATCATTGCCATTTCGTACGTTTTCACACTAGATCCACGCAATTGTGTTGGTTTTGTACGGGCTGCGTGGCGTGGTGCCGCCTCGGTTATGTGGTCGTATTTGAGTATTAACGGATCGCCATCCAAATGCACCGCCGTTTGGTGATATTGGGCGGGGTGCAATGGGTGGCCCTCGGGATCGCATCCGTTTGGAATACTGTAACGATAGTATGCCCGGGCGTTATCATGTATGGCGGATTGATCAGGGGTACCACGCCCCACCACATGTGCCCAAAACTGATTTGCAGCCGTTGAGGCCCGGCCCCAATCGGTTGCGGGTACGGGTTGCGCCAACGGTAATACAATACGGTATTTGTGGTGGTACGGTTTGTGGCTAAATGATGTATGTGCGATTACTTGCCAATCGGTAAACATGCGCCACGTATCAAACGGTGCCAAACCATCATCCATATCAAACACCAATGCCCATATATCAACGGCATTAGATTTGGCACGGGTACCCGCAAATGTTGTGGGGCTCCACAATGGCACATGTTTTTTGGCACCACGGTTGGCCATGGGTGCCGTTAACGCTTTAGCCAACATCGCAGGCGTACACGTTTGGCGCACCCCGTTGGTGTTAAACAGGTTTGTAAATGTTGTAATTTCCATTTGTTTGCCTCGGATGGAATACAACGCCGCAATGTTTGTTGTTACATGCCCCGGCGTTGTGTGTAAATGCTATACATTACGTGTGGTTGTTCGTACTCGTTGGCGTACCAATCGGATGCCGCCACCTCGGTTACGATATTATCATCCAACCAAATGCCCGATTTGGTTAACGCATCCATTACCATTTTGATCAGGTTATCGATATCGGGTTTGGTGGTTTTGGGTGTGCGCTGCGTGCGTTTAATTCGTGCGGGCCTTTTGTGTACAAACACCAATTGCAGGCGCAACGGTTCGTTTGCCAATTGCGCCGCATCGCCATATTGCTTTTGGATTTGTTCAACGGCATCGGCCATGTATTCCCGTGATTTGGCGGGGGTGTATGCTTTACCCTGCCTTGTCATACGTGGCCGCCCCATTGCAACGGGTGGGCCAAATATAAACCCGGTGTGTACACAATCCCACATAGTGTTACCTCTCTAAACTGATTTTGATGGTATACCCAACATACGCCATAATTGTTTGGTTTGGGTGTATGGTAACACAAATGCGCCACAAATAGTGCACGGCGGGGTATTGGGTACCATTTAGCCATTTATCTAATGCCGCTTTACTGCAACCAATGGCATCCGCCAATTGTTGCCGGGTGAATGATGAGGCATCAACGGATGCGTGCAAATCATTGGCAAAACCTGCGCCAATCAACATTTGTTTGGCAACACGGCGGCCATATTCCTTTACCAACATGCGGTGCGTTTTATCGTTGTTGTTAATCATGCGGCACCCCACAATACACACATGGTGTACACACATAATTTAATAAATGGTGGCAAGGCCATTGCGGCCCCAATAGCAACGGCGCACCACCCAATGGCGGTGCCCAATTGTTGTGCGTGTTGTTTGTTCATTGTACACCCTCCACAATATCCATACATTCGATCATTTCGTGGTTGTTGGTTACGTAATCTAATGTGGTAACATCCATTGGCAACCAAACCATGTCATACATGGCATCGGTGATCACCAAAATTTGTGCCGTTTTGGCCAATCGTTGTACAGGGGTATCACCCATTGGTACAATGTTCATTGCCTCAACGAGATCGTGGCACGCTGCGATGTGTTGCAACGCCTCAATGTTATAGGGCATCCATTCCATTTTGCCCGATACGTATGTAATCACCAATACCCGGCCATTGTGTGTGGCCTCGGTTGGTGGGATTGTTTTAACTGTTAATGTGTTCATTGTTTTGCCTCGGTTGTTGGTTGTTATTGGTGTTCACAAATAAAATTAGTTATGAGTGTAATAATTTTTTGTTCGTTGTTAGTTATGATTGTTGTGTATCGTGTTGTTTTGCCATTACGTTTTGATACTCTAATTTCAAACGTGCCATCGGTATATTTTAAAACATCGCCAATTTGCACCCCATCCATGTAAATGTTTTTTGAATTGCAAAAATCGTAATTTTTATCTAATGTAATCATTTTGTGCCTCGGTTGGTTGTTGTTAATACCCATTGGGTATACTTAAGTATACAAGATATACATAAATATACAACAAAAAAATGCGATTTTCTTTACATATGTGGATAACTCTGTGGATAACCCTGTGGATAACTAGTAGATAATGGGCCCGCATGCAACGGCGTTGTGTGCTATGTTGTGGGCATGGATCATGTACAGAAAAATATCGATCGGGGCCATAATCGTTTTGCGCAATACGTAATACCATTGTTGGCGCAACATGGTTGGCCATCCAACTGGCAATGTATGCAGGGCACCATACCCGATACAAAATACGGTATTGATTACATGGTGGGTAAAACGCCCGTGGCGGCTCGTATATGGGATGGTAAACCAAAACAACATTTTGCATTGCGTTGGTACAATACCCGCCACCCTGGCATACGTATGGAATTAACCAAAATGTTGGAATTGTGGGCCAACAATCAAACCATGCCAAAATACACCATTGAGGCCCACACCCACAACAACCGTACGTACGTTGCAGTGTGCCAAACCCATGTATTGGCCCAAATCGTTGCCGATAACATGCCCAATTTGCCACAATTCATTGTAAACAACCACACGGGTGATTTTACGGTGTTTGTGCGGGTGGCGTTTGATTTATTCCCACCCGATGCCGTACGTAAATTTATTGGTTGATTCGTGGATCCTTTAAACGTGATTCGATCATACGTTCACGGATCATATCCTCACGCATCGCCTTTACATCTACCTGCAATTCACCAATATCGCCGTGCAATGTTATCAACGTTTTGTTTACCTCGTTCAAACTCTCTTTATACATTTGCCGATCTTCGTTGTGGCTATCCACCATGCGATCGATCTGTTTGAGATGCCGATCAACCCACACGGGCAAATGCGCAGCCAACCAACGCCCAATAAAGAATATAAACAGTAAACACAACGCCAATGCCGCAACGGGCCCCGTTGCAATTTGTAACATTGTTTCGTTAGTCATTGGATCCCCACTTTACAATGGCGTTGGCCATGCACATTGCCAACCCCTGTATGCCCTCGTATGTTAAATGTTTTGCGTGTGCAGGTTGATCCATAAACAACGGTTCGCAGCAAATGGCAACCGGGCGGCCAACCCCTTTTATCGTGTGATATGCGTTTTTTGTCCAATTACTCGGTTTACATTCGATTGGCTTAGCACTTTCTACAAATCCCGCCGCACGCATATCCAAACACAATTGTTTTGCCAATTCGTGGCCCTGTGTGGATGCGTGATGATAGAAAAAAGCCGCATACACCCCGCCGCCGGCGTTTAAATGCATGGCCAAATAAACCGTTTTACGGTTAGGATACATGGCCGCATATTTGTTTACCCGGTTGTGTCGTTCGCTATATGTGCCATCGGAAATGGGCACCACATCAACACCCAACAATATCAATATTTTTTCTAACTCAATTGAAATTTGGCCCGTTATGATTGCCTCACGTTCGGGTGTTGCATCGCCATCAATATCAACAACGGCACCCCGATCGGCCAATTTGTTTGGCTTGCCTGCGTGTTGCCTATCGATAAATACAATCATTGTTATGCCAAATTGGGGTTAATCTGATATTGGATCGTGAATTCCCACACCGTTTGCGCCCATCGTTTGCCCACCACCATTGCGTGGTGTTCGCTTAAGCCCAACCGGGTTGCGGTTACCTCTATAATATCACCAATTTGCAGGTATCCCCATTGCATGTTTGCAAGTACTGTAACCTCGAACCGTGGCAAGGCATTGGATTTTACAACGGTTTGTACAACTAGATCCGCCGTGATGCCATCATATATGTAATTTGATTCCAACACCGTTTGTTTTACGCCGTATCGGTTTACACTGGTTTTGGCCATGTCGGTTTGTAACTCGTTTTGGCCCTGCCTAATGTGTCGGCATCTGGCAACACTCGTTAAATTTTGGCCATACCCATTAAACGCATATTTGATTGTGGCATCGTTTATTATGTCATCGGTGGCCGTGGTTTGTGTTACCGCCGTGATTTGTTGGATCTCCAAATCCTTGCCAATGTGCCATTGTGCGGTTGCCTGTAACGAATCAATAAAACCCAATTGATCCAATACAGGTCGCAATCCATTTGGGCCCATACGGATGCCAACGGGCAACAACGGTAAAATGTTACCCTGTATCCATTCCCATGCGTACATGGCGGGATCATTTATGTAACCACTGAATTGGTAACGATTCAACAACGCCGCCATATTGGAAAACGCGCCAACATCAACACGTTGCCCCGATCTCAACATGGCCCATTGCAACACATCGCCACCCCGGGTTAACGAACCGCCGCCAAATCGGTTGGGGTATGTTGGTGTATCCCAATAAACCCACCATTCACGTGAATCACCCGATCCACTGTAACCGGGCATGGCTACATTATCAGATGGCAAAATTGTTATGTAATGATATATGTTGCCAAATGTATCCGAATCACGCACGGGTGTTTTTACAACGGTTTGCCCATTATCATCAATGATTGTAACGGTGCCCGTGCCAACAATATCATGGCCCGCCACCATAAATTGTGCGTTGTGGCTATCATACGTTTTTATGCAATATGCGGGGGTGGCATACAAACTTTTAATGTATTGGCCTGATTGGGCATAACCCGGTTGGCCAAACACAATGGGCCATGCCTTGCCATCCGCCGTATCAATATGGCGATCGGCAAACCGTTGATCAATCACGGGGGTGTTTAATAACAATTGGTTTTGCGCCCATGGTTGTGCCTCAATGGTAAACGCCACAAAATTGTTGGGCTCATCTGGATCGCCAAACTGTGGTTGTTGAATCTCACCACGGTACAACACAATGCGGTTATCGTATGATTGTACGATCTCACCATTGCGCCAAATGTAATACCCAAATTCACATTGCAGGCCATCCAACCCCAAACCCTTGTTGGCCAACTCTATTACATCGATACCCGGTATTGCGATTTGGCAACCAACGGTGTTTGTTTCCACATCGCCACCAACGTTTGCCGCCTCCACAAAATCAAATTGTAATAACCCATCGGTGTATGCGTACGTGGTGCCATCCTGTTTGGCATCCATGGCATTTTGCGCAATTCGGTAATGTATCGAATTGTAAACAAAATCCACATAGAATATCGGCAAACCGCCCAACAATTGATCGGGGTGCATTATCGAACCTCACGCATTACAACGGTGCCAACTCGTAACACCTCGTTTTTACTTTCATCACCTATAACGTTTTCGATCTGTACATCCGATCCCAATGTAACCATGCAATGATCATGGTAACGGTTGATCATATCGTGCGATGCCGATCCCGTGGTATCGATGATTGGCAAATATACAACGGCCTTGTTTTCGCCCTGCATTTGCTGCACAATGCCCATCATTGTTGTGGGTGCGGATCCGATCGCCGCCTCGGGTAAAGTGCCCGATTTGGTTGTATAAAAATCAGGGGATGGGTTTTGAACAAACAAATCTGTAACATCCACGCCATCAACCCAACCCACACGAATGGTACGCCCACCATTACCACGCACATTGGCATATTGTACGCCGTTTGGCCCGGTTATGGTGTCTGTGTCGGCTTCCCAATTTATTGTACGCCCACGGCCATATTGGGTGGCGGGTATCACCACGGGGCCCATTACCATGTGGCCAATTTGATAATACCCCTCATTGGTTTGTTGGGTGGGTAATGTAATACGGATGCCGGCCAAATTCGTTACATTGTGCAACAAAACGGTACACGCATTTGGTATTAACTGAGCATTAGTACCCGTTGTTGGATCGCTGCTTAGTGCATTTTCGATGGTAAACACAATGGTTTTGGTGTTTGCTCTATTTAGTACACCCTCGGAATTGGTGCGAATTTTGCGTAGAATTTCCGTTTCGCCATCCTTTAACAATAGATACCACCCGGCACACTCGTTATAATGATAAAATGGCGTTTCAGATGGGGTACTAGTTACCCGTACAGTATTACCCAACCGTTCGTATGCAAAATCCGCACCCGATTGATTATTTACTGTACTGTGCAAAACCCATGCACCCGATTGATACAAATATAAATTGATATCTTTAAAATTGATATTACTTAAATGCACACCCACAACACCATTGCGGGATCGCACATCCACACCCAAATTATCCGAATCAATGGCCCACGATATGTTGGTGGCGGGTATTAAATCGGTATCAGGATTGGCCACGGCATCGGATCGCCATGTAACACCCCGGGATGGATACGAATCAAATAAAACACGCTCGATTGGCGTATCATATTGTGGCACAATTTCCCATTCATCGGTATTACGTGCGGGGCCATCCTGTGTTGTGATGTATAAACCATCATCCAACGCCGCATAAAATCCAATGGCCGGGTATTGTTTGCCGTTCAATGTGGAATCAATACCGATCCCCATTTCGTTGCCCTCAGAATACGATACATATGCCCAACTGCATGTTGTACCAATGGTGGTTATTGTAGATCCCCATGTGTATTGCTCTGTGGTTACACTTGCAGATGATGCCGCGCCTGATAATGTGGCATATTGGCGTGGGCCGTGAATACTGGCATAATATAAAACGATATTGCCCGTGGTATTATTAACATGCAAATACAACGCACGCCCACCCGTTTTTAAATTGGTAACACTATCTATTAGTGTTGAACCCAACATATCATACAAATACAACGCCGTGGGTGTAATGTACACTCGTACATGGTATCCAAAATTTGGTAAACCTGTAGTACGTTGAATTGCTACGCCAATATAATTGCCTGATGATGCACCGCCACCCGTTTGTTGATCCAATGCCACATGCATTGTTACCCCGTTTGTATTATCAACAATAGATCGTGCATAGTTTGCAGAAACACCACCCGCACATGTAATATCCAATCGATCGGCATCCAATGTTATTGTAGGCGTACCGGTTGTTGTTAACGTCCATTGCCCACCCTCGGTTGGTAAATCAACGGGTGCCCAATCCTGCGTATTGTGTGCATATTGTGCATCGGTGGGATAACCTGTTAACCGTGGGTTGATTTGTGTGGCCCACATACCGAATGATAATGCTAACACACTACTGGCAAAAGTATTTGTACCGTTGGCATCCCAATTGCACAACACCAATTGTTGGCCATTGTAAAATGTGGTGGCGATGTTGGCCAATTCTCCACATGCACCAGGATCAAATACAATTGCGTGTTGCATTTGAGGGGTTGTTACGGCTGGATCGGGGCCCATAAAATGCCATGTGCGCCCGTATTCGATGGCCTCAACGCCTGCACAATCCGCAAATGCACACGATACAACATCGTTTTGCAACATACGTGCGTAAATGTATATGCGGCCATCCACATCCATATGCATGTATTTATCGCCATTTTGTAATGTACTGGATATTGTTTGTGCAAAATCAACGCCCTCGATCTCAGTTATATTGGCAAATACCAACGAGTTAAATAAATCATCATACGCATCGGTAAATTGAGTTACCCCGATCGTGTCATTATTGCGGATAAAACTGAGTACATACACACCATTGTAAACAACTACATTGGGTTGGTGTACTCGGTATATGGTATTTGATGCGGGGGATTGTGCCACGTATGTAAATTTGGTGCCCTGCGATACACTGGCATATTGGTAACACAAATTGCGGTTTGTGCCGGTACTTTTAAATGCCTCTAGAAACAACACACATTGCGATGCCGTGGCGGCACCTGTGATGCGCTGCAATGTTAACCCAGTGATATCTATCTCGGTTTGTAACCCACGGTTAGATATTAAATCCCATGTGGCACCCTGATCAATGGTTTGGTAAACTTGTATGTTGGCGGTGCCTGCATTATTATCAATTGCCCAAAACAAACACAACACATTACCATTGGCCAATGTGATCAACGTGGGGTGGCGGGATTGGCCGTTTAATTCTGTTAAATTAACGGTGTTTAAAAATGCCGTTGTTGTAGTACCATCCATACTAATTTTGTACACTCGTACATTGTTGGTGGTTAAACTAAAATACTCCACGGCGCACAAAACGTTGCCATCGGTTGTGGTTACCGCCGCTCTCGGTCTGTAGGCTGTCCCAAACAAACTCAATTTAGCAACGGCATCAACACCCGTTAAAACATTTGGCACATTGTGCCCGTATAAATCCGTATCTGTTTCATATTTCCAACCAAATTTGGCACCCTCGGATACGTGGCCCGCCTCAATGGTTTGTACTTGTATTGTATCTTTTTGTAACCCACGGGTTTGCAGCAATAAACTAGTTACGGTTTGTGCCTCAGGTACCCCCGCACGTTTATCGCCCTGTGTGGCATTTGATTGTGCCACCCAATAATTTTTTTTATCCATTTGCCACGGTACGATAAAACCACGTACGTTATCCGGTGTTTGATTGGTGCCCATTAGTATGCCCCCGCATGTACTCGACCCGCCACCCGGCGTGCCGATCTATTGTATCGATCAATATGTTTGAATGGTTGTATTATAACTACATTGTTGGTGCCCGTTTGCCCATTTTGCAATTGGCGGATGCCCTCTTGCCCGCCAATGTTACGTACGGTTGTACGATCTAATACGGCCTCACCTGTTAACAACGTGGCGTTTGTTTCATCGGGTGCCATACCACCCATGTGCAATGTTGGTGGTTGTTGAGATAGTACCGCCGCAGTTTGTGCGGCACCTGATGCCGTAATCGCTGCAATGGTTACACCACGCACACCGGGTGGCAATCCCAACGATCCCGCAATCGCTTTTGCCGTTTCCATGGCGATATCGGCAACGGCGGCGGCCTGTTCTAATCGAAATAATCGTTTAACGCTTTTCTCGGTTGCCCGATCTGTATTTTCTAGGTATTCACCAACGGCACCCGCAAACGTTTTAATCGATCCAGTAAATGCCGATCCCATGGCGGTGTATTTGTTTACCTGTTCGTTAATTCGATCAATTTGCTTGTTATGCAATTCCTCGGCTAATTCATCAGCCTTTTTCTTTTCTTCCTCTTCTTTTTTGCCTTGTTTTACTTTTAATTCGGCAATTTCTGCCAACCGTTGTTTATCCAAATCATGCGCAACGGTTTTGGCTAATTCCTCCTCTCCACTAATAACGCCCAACTTTAACAGGTTTTCATACTCTTTTGCGTATCGATCTTCAACCTTTTGTATCTCTTTATCTAGATCGCTAAATGATGCCATTTGGTGCATTTTACGCAATTCATCCCGGGCACGTATGCTTGCTAATTCGGCTTTTGCCTTTTGATCTAATTCTTTATCGATCTCCTCGATCCGTTTCTTTTCACGCTCTTGATATTCGGCACGGCGTTTAGCAGCTTCTTCTCGTTTTCTTTCCTGCTCTCGCAATTGGGCAGCCTGTACTAAATTGGCCTCTAATTGTGCCGTTTGTTTACGAATCGTTTGAGTTTGATCTTCTAATGTTAATAATCGGGCCTCATCTTCCTTTTTTTGTTTAATTGCAATTCCTAGGTTTTTTTGTAATTGCTTTTCTTCAAATGTTGCTTCTTTAAAACGTTGTGGCGTACCCGCAACAATTTCGCTTATCGATCTCTGTATTTTACGGGCCTCTTTTAATGGCCGTATTTGCTCGGCTAATAATGAAATTTCATCAATCCGAGCTTGCCTAGATTCCTTTAATGCGGTTTGTTGTTCTTCTAATGTAGCTAATTGGGTTTTACTAAATTCGTTTGCGCTCTGTTGTGCACGCATGGTTGCCGCATCCAATTCGGATAACTCACCACGCAATACCGCAACCTCTAATGCACTTTCATTAACGGCGGCGGTAAAATTACTAAATTCAATATCGGTTTGGGCAATAATTTGTTGTTGTTCTTTAATCTTTTCATTTAATGCCGCAATTTCTTGTTTAATTTCTTCGGTTCGCTTTTTAGCCGCCTCTACTGATTCGGTATATTCACTATACGCAAATGTCAAAGCACCAACAACGGCGGTACCTGCCAATACAATTGGGTTTAACGAACCAAACCCCATTATTAACGATTCAACAACCGCAAATGTATCGGCCATACCATCCGCAGCTTCGGCCAACTGTGGATTTACACCACGCAATGCCAACCCAACACCACTAAACCCACGATCGATATCGCCTGATTTTTCTGCTACCATTTCCATGCGTTGGCCCGCATGGGCTGCACTATCGGCCAAATCATCAAAATCCCGCGCACCACGTTTGGCAGCGTTGGCCATTTCTTTTGCCACCTTATTTTGTGCTGCGGCACTTTTGGCGGCGGCCTTTTCGGCTTGCTTCAATTGGCGATCCAATGCCGCCACCATCTTTTTGGCCTCTTCTTTTGTTACATTGGGGATCTGTTCGAGTTTGGATACAAGATCCTTGATATTGGCCTTGTACGATATCTCAATGCTTTTCTTTTCTTCGGTTGCCATTATATCCGCCCGGTTAAATCATCGGCCAACGCTTTTACAACGGCGTTGGCCTTTTTGCGCATTGGTTTGGTTAATGTCTCATCGGCCACGCGTTTGCCCTGCGCACCAATGATGGGTTGGCCACGGTTGTTTGTTGGATCCTCACCATATCGTACCATGTACGAATACGGGGCCGTATTCTTTAAGAACACAACAACATTGCCGTTGGCATCCAACCGGGTACCCCGTACAAACATACGCCACGAATTTTTACTATCATCACGATAAAATGTTACTTTGCCATCCTTATCGGTACGCACCGTTGGTTGGCGTTTGGGCCAATCGGGTATCGCCTCAACCTCAATATCGGTTAACGTTTGTTGCATGATGCGTGCAGCGTTGGGCGCAACGGTGTTTAACAAACCGGTAAACATTTGATCTAGATTCGTATCAAACTGTGCCGTTACATTTCCTTTTGCAAATTTATCGCCCATTGTTTACCGCCCGTTGCCGTTCAATCATTCGATCTAATTGTAGCCGTTTATTATCCGATATGCGTTTGTTGATTTGTTCGGGCGTTTCATTGTGTAAACGGTATTCGGCTATAAGTGCAATACGGGTTTGTTTATCTAACGTGTAAAACCATTTTGGAGCTTGGCCCCAATGGCGTGCCACCCGCAATGCCAATAAATCTAATTGGCCACGGGTGGTTACGTAAAATTTGCCGTATCCTCTACGGCATCATTGGTGGGTATTTGTTTGGTCATTAAGATCAAACACTCCACACCCATGCCGTACACATCACCGGGGGTTATTCCTGCATCCAACAAACGATCCATAATCGTATGGCCGTATGCAATCGGATCACCATCCACAACACGGTATGCGGGTAAACATTTGGCATGGTCAACGCACACACCAATTGCACCCGCACATAATCGTGCCAATTGTGCCCGGTTGGGATCGCCGCCCCAAATGGCTACAAAATCCCAACACGTTGCCATACTAGATGGCACCACAATATCGTGTTTACCTAATTTGCCCAATTCCAACATAATATGCCTCGTTGTTGGTGGTTTATGCTACGGTTGCGCCACCGTAACATGTGAAATTTAATGTAAACGATGATGGATCACCCTCGGAAAAATCGAGGCTACAAACACATTTTGATAATGTAACTGAATGATCGTTATCATCGCCAAAATTGGTACCCTCGGCCGTGTAAATGATATCAATACAGTAGTGTTCAACATATGGGGTGCCACTTGTACCCGTTGATACGTTTGCATTGTATGCACCTGATTGGTTGATAAAATCACGTACAGATCCGGCATCTACTGTATCGGTAAATTGGCGGAAATGAAACGCAAACGATCCGGTGATCGCCTGTTCATCTTGGCGGCGGATTGTGGAGAAATTACCACGATCCATTACTACGAGCTCGCTAAATTGCTGCGGTTGAGAAAAGGAAAAATTACCATCCTCGTATGCAATTTCAAGTACAACGGGTGTACCTGAGCCATCACGAAGCTCGATCTTGCCATCTCTTTTTGTTTTGGGTACGCTTGAATAGGCCATTTTATTTACCTGTGTTTGGGGGTTTATGGATCAATTGTGTGTAAAGCTGTAAATGTGCACGCCACGATCATGTATTCCTGAGAATCAACAACGGTTCGTGTTGTACCATTATAACGTATTGTAAATGCGTTGTTTGTTGAATATGTACCCAACACGGCGTTTATTACTGTTTGCTCAACATTTAATGTTGCATCGTAATCGGTGGGGTACACATCCAACGGGCGCAACCGATGTGCAAACGTAACAACAACATTTGTTTGGGCATACACACCAATGGTGCGCCGTTGCCGTTCGGGGGTGGCTATGGTTGAATCAACGCCCACAACATACGATTTATGTGCAACCGTGTTTTGTTGGCGTCCAAAATACTCGGGTGCCATTTTGGCCAAATTAAACCCACTAATGGCACCAACATTGGCGGCCACCTCGGATCGCAATTCTGCAAAATCAACGCCCATTATCTACGCCGCCCACGATAGTTACCCAAACGACCCGGATTACTCAGGTAAATAACCGGTTGTTTTGCAACACGTGTGTTGGGGCTATCGCTAGATCCTTTATGGCTGTGATCATACACAAAATTGATCTGTTTCCATTCGCTTTTGTATTGGTTGTACATTTCAGTACTCAGATCCAAAAATCGCCCATTTGATTGGCCCAAACTCGAATGGAAATCACGAAATATATAATACAATGCCAAATTTTGGTGTGCGCTGCGAAATGCCTCGGGGCTCATTACTAGATATTCAAGGCCGCCACCCTCGTTACGCATCCGTTGGATCATGGTGTACCATGCCTCATCAATGTATGTTTGGTAACTGGATAACGATGATGGGCGTAAATCTTCGAGTTGGCTAAATGTAGAGGTTAGATCGGCATCCGATACCACGGGATACAAACGGCGCAATACAACGGCACACATGCGGCGGAATGTATACACACGGCCACCGATCGTTACGTTCCATTCTTGTATGTACCCCTCACCCAATTGTTGATCATCCAATAGGTTTGTGGCATGCGTGTATTGTGGAATGTTGCCCGGATATGTTGCTGCAGCATCATCAATTAATTTTGTACCATCAGGTGCCAACAATGTGTACGTAACATTGGTTGGCGCAACCAATGCCCCATTGCGGTATATTGGCAACTCCGATAATTGGGATTTGCCACGCTCTAACAGTTCGGGCACCTTTATTTGTGGGGCGTATGGTGTATCACTCATTACAATACCTGTTTGTATACATCCAAACCATTGGTTTGGTATTCGGTTACAAATGTGCGCATTGCCTCGATCTGCGTGTTTAAATCATCGATCTTTTGTTTGATCTCGGGTAAATGTTGTTGGCGTATCAATCGTTGGGGCCGTTGCTCAAACTCACGTATAAACAGTTGCCAAAATTGCGGTTCGATGTGGCCCAACTCACCATTAACCAACAAATGCACACACCAACGGTTAAACGCATCACGATCAAATGTTTTAATAATGCGGTTTGCCAATACTCGGATATCAGTAAATCGATCCGTATAAAATTCGCCACCACGGGCCGGGTATGCCCTAACGTAATCGTTGCGTTTTGGATCCAAATAGATCCAACCCTCACGTTGCAATTGGCCAATGCGGTTGGATACATCGCCAATGTCACCACGGATTTGGCGCACTCCATTTACACCCGGGCGTATTTGTTCAAATTCGATATTTGGTACAAACATACCAACGGTATTGGTTACCGTTTTATCTTTTGCGTTGCCCTTGCCTGCAATTGTTTTGGTTACCTCAAATGTTTGCCAAACCCAATTGGCGGGCCACCATTTGGCAAATATGGGGTAGTTGGGCCGTGTAGGCAACACCATTTGTGTGTTGTGTACATTTTGCGGGGCCCATGGTTGTGCGGTTGGTTTAAAGTTGTTCATGTTGTTACCTCGGTTTTGGTTGTGTTGTAAACTGGCAAAACGTGGGCACCAATGGCACCCACGCCAACCAATCTAACAACAAAATGTATTAGTTATCAACGGATAGCAGTTTAACGCCTCGATCTGCGTCTATGATCCCCATTCCCACGTAACAGTGGCCAACCACCGATGTAAGGGCACGGGTAGCATCGCGATCCATTTCGATGAGTACATCACCCATATCCATGCTTTCAGCAGCACCAACCAATGCGGCGGGTTTACCAGTAGCAAAACCAATTGCACCCGGTGCCCACATTGCGCCAACGTGTGATCCACCGGATTGTGTAATGTGTGATGATGTATAGATATCAACACCGAGATACGAACCTTTGTAGCCCGGCCCTTTTGCGCTCATTGCTTCAAATGATGCCGGTGCAAATGCCAATGCGTTGTTTGACTCTGTGCGGATATCTACTTGCAAATCTTGCCATTGTTCAGGGTGCAACAATGCCACGTATGGGCCCGGTGCGCCTGCTCCAGATGCGGCCAATTCCAATGTTTGAAATGCTGCGATAAAATCATCAACTGTCAATGCGGAAACCTGTGTTACCGCTGAAGTAAACCCGGCAACGGTTGCGCCTGTCAATTCAGCAAACAACAATTCATATGATTTGGCAATTGATTCTGCAATACGGAATGGATCAATATCTGCGCCCATACCGGTCATGTTTGCAAGATCGGTAATGTTGTACATCAACGCTTGGCGTTTTACAAGGATATCGGCGTATCCGTCTGTTAAGGCATGGGCCGATACTGCGCTATCCTCATTTGAAGATCCACCAGTACCCGTAAATGCACTAAATGAATCGTAACCATCCAACCCGGCTTTACGTACTCGGATTGTGTCCGATCCCATGCCGTTGATTGATCCAACAAAATCCAAAAATGGAGTGTTGCGCAAATTGCGTGCGTCTGTAATTAAGAGTTTAATTTCTTGGCTTAGCATCTGCTGCAAACGCAGATCGCCAACCAATGAAACGTTAGTAATGTTAGCCATGGTAAACCCCAATGGTAATTGTGTTTAATGTAAAATGTGTCGTTGGGGTTTACTGCTTTTATACGGGTGCGACCCGATCCCACATGTATTTTACAACGCTTTATGGGCATTGGCAACCCAAAAAAAAACCCCCATCGAAATGGGGGAAAAACACCGAGGCAAATGTTTTATTGTGAGTAACAACAATGATTACAACGATACAACAATCTCGAGGCCTGTAACCGCATTGATTGATTTAACTTTACAGTTGTTTGCATCTGTCAATTGTACATCCAATTGGATCAGGTTTCCACTTGAATCGTATGCACTAACGTGTACAATTTTCTCGCCCAATCCATGGTTGAGTGTTGTAAATGTATTCGCTGCCAAATTTTGTGGTGCAAATGTTGATCGGAATGATGTCTTGTTAACCAGGATGGCACCGGTTGATGAGTTGTAAGTTAACAGATTACCGGCATCACTATCTGCGCTAATGGCTGATCTTGATCTTGCATCCGTATAAAATAAATTGCCGCTTTCTTCGGTGATATCGTCCGAACCAACTGCCAACGTGATAACACCCGTTGATGAGTTGTACGAAATGCCACCACCCGTTACCGAGATGGCTCCGCGCGATCTTGCATCCGTGTAATATAGGCGGCTACCCTCGGCAATGTTCGATGTTGTGGCATTAAGTGCAAATTCACCATCAGAATAAGATAAACCAGTGCCCGCCATGAATTGTGCGTGTACCTGTGATGCACGTACTTTTAATTGGCCGTTGCTGCTATCGTATTCCAACAATTGAACATCAGGCGATGCAACCGATCCCAATGAGATGGCTCCACGTGCCCGGGCATCCGTAAAAAATTTATTGGTTGCGCCAACATTTTCTACAACATCATCGGTATCCACTGCCAACGAGATAACACCGGTGCCACTATTGTATGTAATACCGTTGCCCGATACAGAGATACTGGATCTTGATCTTGCATCCGAATAATACAAATTGGCGGATCCCTCGCTAATTCCGTCGCTATCGACATTTAACGAGTATGTACCATTGCTATTATCATATGATAATCCGGTACCCGCTGCGAAAAATGCACGGATTTCGGCTTGATCTGCGGTAAATTCACCCGTTGCGCTGTTGTAGTTTACACCACTGGATGCGCTCAACGCCCCACGTACCTCAGCGTCAGATACATCGGCGCCCTCAATTTCGGCCCAATCGTTTGCATCGCCTGCGGTACCACCGTTGTGGATAAATGTTTGTGCACGGCCCGATACATTGGTGAGTACAATGATATCGCCCTCTTGCTTTTCATCGCCATTGGTATAATTGGATGCCATCCAGTTACTAAGGCTTGTTGCCGTTGTATCAACGGATACATCAGTAATGGTGAGGGGTTTTAATTTAAGCTGCTTTTCACCATTTACGGTTACGAGCTCGGCATAGTTTGCACTATCGGTAGCGATGCCAACAACGGCGTTTGCTTCTAAATATTGTTTTGTTACTGCGTGGTTATCTGCACTAATCGATCCCTCGATCGATACCTGACCTTTAAACACG